GTGCCAGAACGGGCGTCGAGTTCCAGCAGTTGTTGTACCGCAAACGCCTCACGCAGCTCGTTGATTGTGGCGGCGGTGGCCGTAGAGAGATCCGCATATGCGTGAGACTTCGTGGGATCCGTATGCAATCCGAGATACCTATCACCCGCCGTTGAGCCCAGGGTAGTAGTAGCACCTGCGGCACCTGCGGCGGATCCAACACCTAATATGTTATTCTGCCCGGTGTTGTCGTTCATCATCAAAAACGCATCACCCGCGCCTAGTCCGGTGCGTCCTAAAAATCCCAGCGACGTACCGTCACCGACGACAGGAGCCACGGTGCCTAGGGGAAGCGCGACAGCATCACCTTTCTGTGGCCAGGGGAGGCACGAAGTGAAGTAGTCATGGCGCTTGCCGCGAGGCAGCACACTAAGATACTGGGCGGCGGTAATCGGCGGTGTTACACCGTCAGGGCCGTCGCCTTTGTCCACGGGAAATGAATCCTGGAGATTCTGATCACGAAACCACTCGTTCCAAATCAGGTGGTATCCGCGGAAAGGCAGAGCTGAAATAGGCTGCGTCGAATAATTGATGTTTTTGCCGACGGGCAATCCAAAATAATCGGGTAGCGTGAACGGGTCGAAAAGAAGATACGGATCAGCACTAAGTCCCAAAAACGGTATCTCGAAATCAATCGACGAATCTGGGTCCGGGTCACGCTCACCGAGGAATCTCTGCCAATTATCCCAGACCAAACGATTGGGGACGAAGAACCAAAACGTGTCGAAGTACATATTGTCCATCGGAGGATAGAGCATGGTAGCGACCCGAGCAAAAAACGTCGCATCCATGGAAACGGTATCACCCGGAAGTATTTCTTGCAGATAGACGGGCACAAGGCCGCCTGCATCCATCGTCGTCTTGTGGCCACGTGAGCGGTCGAACGACGAGCGTTGAGTCTGGTTGCGCGGTATATCAGAGAATGTATGAGCCATGATTGTGGGGCGAGCCGGGGCTTGTTGCGACATACGTTACCTTTCGTTAACCGTCAAATCGACGGTTCCATAAGTATACCAAAAAAAGAGGGGTCCCGCATGACGGAACCCCTCTGGACACCCCAAGGTGTCAGTCAGCACATTTATATCAAGGGGAAAATGTGCTGTGCGCGCTATCGCGCGCTAATACATCACTCCGTTCCTCCCTTCTGCGGCTTGTAGGAGGGCTGCGCCTCGGGGTCGGGGCGCATCGCCTCCTTGATGAGGTCGACCTGTTCCGCCCTGCGGGCCTTGGCGGCCTCCTGGGCGAGCTTCACGGCTTCCTCATCGGTCGGGACCACCAAACCGAGCTTCAGGGCCTCGGGGCGGTTATCGGGCTGCTCCAGCCAACGGAGCAGTTGATAGGGCGAGTTGCCGAACTTGCCCTTGAGGCGGGCGGACAGGCTGCTGAAGGTGCTCTGGACATCCGTCACCTGATTGAGCATCTCGTGATAGCTCTGGCTCGACATGTCGAGGAACCTGGGCTGGCGGGTCGCCATAGGATTGCCGATGAGCTGGCCAGGACGATGCCGGGCGACGATGTCGCCGACACGATTGCCCTCGGCGGGGGCCTGCAACGTCTTGGTGTCCTTGGATACCGGCGCACGATATCGCCGACGCGCATCAGCACTCATTACGCACCTCCCTTCGGGGCGCGCGCACCTCCCTTCGGGGCGCGCCGGAATGACGCGACCTCGGCAATAGTTTCGGGGGGATAGACGGGGACCAACTTGCCGGTCGCCTCGTCGAACTGGCCGAGCCGGACGAGCGCGAAATCGCCCGGCCACATGGCCAGGGAGGACTTTTCGTCCTCCATTGCACGCTCGATGGACCGCGATACCTCGCCGACATGGGCGGCGAGTATCAAATTGCCGTATCCGGCAGTTTTCTTGTCGAAAATTGAGTACACGTCTTTCATGATTGACCTTTCTGCGCCCGATATTAGGCGCTAATAAAATACTGCCTTGAGGGGAAAAAGTCAACTTGGTCGGCCGACTGCGAAGGGTGACCCTCGCAGCGGCCATTGAACGCCGGGGCGGCTAGTCGATGCTCCGCAGCATCGACAAATACATCATATTCGAGGGCACCTCTTTGACGTAGGCGGCCTTGAGTCTGGATCCAGCCTGCGCCATCAGCCTGCGCATGCAACTATCCGCTTTGGCCTCATCGAAAAAATAGACCACCTCAACAGAGTAGTCCCCATTGACCAAAACTAGAGAATACATATTACACTCCATTGTTTCACGCGAAACATTCAACGTGATAGAATTAAGATACATCAAGCGGTGATAAATAACAGATTAAAAGAGTAAAATAAAAGTAAAATAAATTAGACACCGTCACGTTTGAGATTACGAATAGCCTTCCGTTTAATGGATTCTCGGACACGTAACCTATACGTTTCCGTCTCCTTCCAGTTACGCTCGGCACGCTCGATACGCCGAGCTATCATATCCTCGGCCTCTATAGGATGAGATGCACGATAACGCCGAGTATAATATTGAGGGGGGGTAGCTTCGTGGTTACGGGTATGTATCCGGTCACGCGGAAACATGTCGGACTCATAGCGGTCATAGTATTCCGCGCCGATACCGGGGCGTCGGGACATGACCACGAATTCTGGTGTAATGCCTTTCTCGGCATACACTCCTGACGACTCACCCAGCTGCTTCTTCATGACATATCTCGCCACGTAGCTAGCAGACTCGAAAGTAGCATCACCAATAATGCAACGCCCATGACCCCATATACTATCGAGGCTACGACTGTGATAATAGTGACTATTGCCTTGGGAAGAATCATACGTTTTGTCATCGAAATCATAGCCAAAAATAATGGCGTGATAGTGAGGGCGATTACCGATGTCGCCGTATTCACCACATGCAAAATAGCGGAAACGTGCTCCTGATTTCCGAAGTCGTTTCCAGAAAAGAGTGAGGTCACGAGGGACAAGTATTCCATGTTCAGCTCCTCCAAATTTTAGCGCATCTGGCGCGTATGTGAGAGTAACAAAACTGTTACGTTTCCAAAGGGACATTTCATGAACACATCGTACGGCCCATTGACGGGCTCGTTCCAGGCGGCATCCAATACACCGGCCACACGGCAAACGTACATTACGGCCGGAACCGTCATACCGCCTGGGTCCAATGGCATTGGTGCCTTTCGCATTCATGTTCTTGGCCTGTTGCATTGCGATAGGACTATAACAAGGCAAGTTTATCTCCTGTAAAAAAGGGGACGGCCAAACGGCCGCCCCCTACGTACTACCGTAACACGTATGTTACGGCCACCTTCAGAATACCGTATCATGTCAGATACGGTATCCACCACGCTTCGCGGTCGCGAAATTCCGACTGTGAGTCTTGACGCCCGAGCGGAAATTTCGCTTCGCTTGCTTCTTCGACTGTGCATATCGCTTCATGTTCACCTCCTTCCTCGTTGCCGGTATCTGTCCATATGATAATTGCCTGCGTGGTCGCGATACGTCTCGGTATGCTCAAACTCGGGCATTTCACCGCGACGCATCCGCCTGAGGTCCATGTATCCTTCGGCGAAGGCTCTCGCCGACGTCCCGAATTCACGAACCCACGGCGCAGCAGTTCCGCCGGGGCCTCGCCAAAACTTCGCCTCCTTTCTGTCTCGCTCGAGTCCGAGCGCCGAGGATTGATTTTCGATGCCAGCAGCCTCTATCAGCTTGTCCAGCAAACTCATGTACTTGTTTACACGCTGCTGCTCCTGCCAATTCAAATCGGACCTCGTCCCTAACTGGTCGACCTCGGCACGCAGCTGCAACAACCGCTCCTGTCGAGTCTGTAGTACGTCATCGGCCTGGACGTTTTTGAGGCGAGCAGCCGAAACCGTGTCGAACGCCTGAGCCTTGAGAAGATTCATCTGATTAGCTACCGCCTGGGCTTCGACGCCAGCCTTGGCAGAATTGCCAAAGTCAGGAACGTTACCCTGAGCGCCGGGAGGTGTTGAAGAGCCTCCGAGCTTAGCGGACAGTATGGGATTCAGCCCTGCCTTACGAAGGTCCTCGACTTCACGTTGATGAGCGGATGACGACATCCGCTCTTGGAAGTCCATCTGTTTGGACGCCTGCGATGCGCCAAAAACGGACGAGCCTACGGAACCAAGCAGGGAGGCCCCGCCGGCAATCGCGGCGGGAGCCCACCAGGGAGCGGTAGTTACAGCAGATACCGGCTCCATTAGAGACGCTCCAGGCCAGGGACGGAGTACACGGGCATCAGACGCGCCCAGCGCGTTTTGAAATACATATCGACCAGGAATTGTTGTCCATCAGGTTCCTCGGGAGACAAAGCACGTATACG